CAGACCGAATTGTTGTTTGAGATGGTTCAGCGTTGGAAAGGTAGTGGTAAACACATCATGGTCATCAGCACCATGATGACACAAGATCCGGTGAGTGTATTGCCTGGACTGGATATGATGGCTTACAGAATACAAAAAACCACACTAGAACAAGCGGTAAGTCAAATACGAAATAGTCGCTCAGGTATAAAAATTACTCTAGTTCGACCGGGCAACATTGCAACCAGTGCTGACAAAACAGTGCCACCTGCCGCAGATGTAAATGTCTGGGCCGGAGCGTTGGTATCTATGTTAGAAATAGCACAGACCAATAATTTAACTATCTCAGATATATCATTGGGTCCAAAATTATGAAAATTGCTATCACTGGTCATACTCGAGGCCTTGGCGCCGAGTTTAAAAAAACGTATGAAGAATCAGGACATCAAGTCAGCGGGTTCAGTCGCTCCAACGGCTACGATCTAAGAAATTGGGATCACATGCAAAAAATGCTTGATCAAACTACTGAGTGTGACATGTTTATCAATGTTGCAAAACCAGATTTTGTTCAAACAACCGTACTATATGAACTATGGAAACGTTGGAAAAACCAACAAAAAACCATAATAAATATTAGCAGTGCAATTACCTATACTCCAGTCTTGCCAAGAAATCTGTTTGATGATCCTGGCATGGATGCATACCGTACAGCCAAAGTTTCATTGAATGAGGCCAGTGCCCAGTTGTCATTTAAATCTGTTTGGCCCAGGATTGTTTTGATCAACCCTGTGCATCTTTATAGTGATACAATCACAGTTGAGGAACAAACAAAACTGACTAACTGGGTAAAAACATTCTTGTTAATAATGTCAGAAACTAACAACCTCGGATTCAATCTTAAAGAAATAACTTTTTAACATGACCCCAAAAGAATATCTAACTAAAAAAAGTTTTTGTACCTTGCCTTGGTTAGGAGTGTACATACAGCCCGACGGTGATGTAAGAAATTGTGCTATTACTAACGAAACTTTGGGAAACATAAACTCACAGCCGTTAAAGAATATTTTGCACGGAGAAAACAATCAACTCATCAAACAAGACATGTTAAACGACGTCCTGCACAATAGATGCAGTCACTGTCATCTATTAGAAAAAAATCAAAAATTTAGTCCTAATTCGGTTAGCAACAGAGTGTGGTATCTAAAAACGTTAAAAAATAATGACTTAGAATTTTTTGACAATACAAGTAATTACAGATTGAACATGTTAGATCTTCGTTGGAAAAACACTTGCAATTTTGCGTGTATCTATTGCGGACCAGATCTAAGTAGTGCTTGGGCTAGCGAATTAAATTTACCACAACATATAAAAGAAGATGCATTACAACAATCTTTGGATTACATTTACAGTAATCTAAACACAGTAGAGCACATATATCTAGCAGGTGGAGAGCCATTGTTGATCAAAGAAAATATAGTGTTGTTAAAAAAAATACGTGAGATTAATCCCAATGTAGAAATACGAATCAACACCAATCTAAGTATAATTAACAACGAGATTTATAACTTGCTCAAACAGTTTAAAAATGTACATTGGACAGTGAGTGTTGACGGTGTCGGCAAAGAATTTGAATATGTGCGTTATGGTGGAGTCTGGGATCAGTTCATTAACAATTTACAACAACTTAGACAAGACTTTGAAAAAATAAATTTCAACTCCACATGGTGCATTATGACCGCATATGGAGTATTAGATTGCATAGAATTTTTGCAAAATTTAGGGTTTCACGAAAATTCGTTTATTGTAAACCCGTTGGATAATCCCAAAGTTTGGCATGTGGGAAATTTGCCAGATTCTGAGCTAACACTATTGAGAAATAAAATTCAGAGCAAACTAAATCTATCAAACCCTGCCTATTGTCTTTACAATTCTCTGAGTTTAATGTTAAACTACATATCTACACCAGTTGAAAAAGATCTCAACGCAACATTTGAAAACCTGAAAAATATTGATATTAGAAGAAAAATTGACAGTAGTAAAATTTTTAAAGAGTTATATAAATTTAAAGAAGGAAATTAATCATGGGAAAACCATTTGATGTAAGCAAGTTCCGCAAGGAAATTACCAAGAGCATTGACGGCTTGTCGATCGGCTTTAACGATCCCACAGACTGGATCTCAACAGGCAACTATGCACTGAACTACCTGATCTCAGGAGACTTCAATCGAGGCATTCCCTTGGGCAAGGTCACTGTGTTTGCCGGCGACTCTGGTGCAGGTAAAAGTTATATCTGCTCAGGCAACATTGTGAAGAACGCACAAGAGCAAGGTATCTTTGTGGTGTTGATTGACAGTGAAAATGCACTGGATGAAGACTGGCTCAAAGCACTTGGCGTTGACACAAGTGACAGCAAATTGCTCAAGCTGAGTATGGCCATGATTGACGATGTGGCCAAAACTATCTCAACATTCATGAGTGACTACAAGGCCTTGCCAGATGGCGAGCGTCCCAAGGTCATGTTTGTGATTGACAGTCTAGGCATGTTGTTGACACCCACTGATGTGAACCAGTTTGATGCAGGCGAAATGAAGGGTGATCTAGGTCGTAAGCCCAAAGCACTCACAGCACTTGTGCGTAACTGTGTGAACATGTTTGGTAGTTACAATGTTGGATTGGTATGTACCAATCACACATACGCAAGCCAAGACATGTTTGATCCCGATGACAAGATCTCCGGCGGTCAGGGCTTTATCTATGCCAGCTCAATTGTGGTAGCCATGAAGAAGATGAAACTGAAAGAGGACGAGGACGGCAACAAGATCACTGATGTCATGGGTATCCGTGCCGGCTGTAAAGTAATGAAAACACGCTATGCCAAACCTTTTGAAGGCGTGCAAGTCAAGATTCCCTACACAACAGGCATGAGTCCTTACTCAGGATTAACTGACTTGATTGAGAAAAAAGGCCTACTCAAGAAAGAAGGCAACAGCCTGGTGTTTACCACAAGCCAAGGTGAAATCATCAAGAAGTTCCGCAAAGGATGGGAACGCAACGATGACAACTGTCTTGATACTGTGATGAAAGACTTTGGAAATATCAAGGAAGAGGTAAGTACCGGCGAGGAGGAAGCAGAATGAGTGAACATGTAGCCGCAGAAATTTGGGGAGAACTCAAGAGGTATGTAAACACAGTTGATCGCAACGAAGCGGCAGAAACTGTGGTTCAGATTCTAATGGACAATGATTCAGACGTTGAAGATATCCGTAACGCTTTCAAAGGCGATGTAGATATCAAACGAGCACTTACATCATATCTTGACAACGACAAAGACTACGCAGAAGATGAAGAAGAGTCTGAAGAAGAAGACTACAACGAAGAAGACTGGGAAAATTGATGGATCAACTACCGCCTGGTGATTTTTATTGCAGTGAAAAATTCACCTGGCTTTCGGTTGATCTAGAGAAGCGGCAGACGTTTTCATGTTGTGCCGCCCGTCCTGAACAAGTCAATATAAACTGGATCAAACAAAATCCAGGGCAGTTATTTAATACCCCTTCTTTGCAAAACGAACGGCAACAGATGCTGGATAATCAGCCTGTGTCCAGCTGTGAAGATGTTTGCTGGAGACCAGAGAATATTGGAACTGTTAGTCGCAGAATGATATTCCCTACACAAAAAGAACGGTTTGATTCTGTTCAAGTTGATGCTCCAAAAAATTTACACATCATGTTAGGGTCAACTTGTAATATGACTTGCTCGTATTGCTGTAAAAATTATAGTACAGCATGGTTGCGCGATATCAACGAACATGGGTCTTATTTAGAGCACGATAGATTTATTATTTCGCCAATAGACAAACTTCTATTAAAAATTAGTCAGCCCGAACATCAAGCAAGCACAGGATACATTACACTTACTGATGAGATAGAACGATTACGCACCACCGATTGTGTTTATATCACTGGCGGCGAAACATTTCTTTACAATAATTTAGTAGAATTGGTAAACAAAATTAGCGAGCATAATCAAGTCAAGATTTATACAGGCCTGGGAGTAGATCCAATCCGGTTTGAAAAACAACTAACAAAATTAAAAAATAGAAATCGTATAACCTTAATTGTTAGTGCAGAAAACTGTGGGGCATTCTACGAATTTAATCGATTCGGCAACACGTGGGAAAATTTTGAAATAAATTTAAAACAAATTGAACAGCAGGGATTTGAATGGTATTTTTCTTGCGTACTAAGCAATTTAACAATATTTGGTTTCTTTGAATTTGTAGAACAATTCAAAGGAAAACATATCAAGTATGAATTTTGTAGTGAACCAGAATTTCTAAATGTCAACGTATTAGATGCTGATAGTAAACACGCCTTGTCTGAACTATTAAACAACAGTGAAATAGAATTTCGTGACACCATTATACAAACCATGATGGCACCAGTTACAGCGCAACAACAGCAGACATTATCTGTATACCTAAAGGAGTTTGCCCGGCGCCGCAATTTAGATTTCAGTATCTATCCTGCTAGTTTTGTAAACTGGATACAAAATGCCTGACAAAAAATATTTTCCAATAAAAACAAATACCGCTTGCCAACTTAAATGGGCATGGAGTACATTATATCTTAATAATGGTGTAACAGGAAGCTGTCATCGAACAGCCATTGGCACAGTTGCTCCAGAAGACTTTATGCAATTTCATAATACTCCATTAAAAATACAGGATCGGCAACAAATGTTGCAGGGACTATGGCCAGAAGATAGTTGTGCTTATTGTCGTAAAATTGAAGAAGTAGGGGGCACAAGCGATCGCATGCGCCATTTAAGCATACCTGATATGTCACCGCCAGAATTAGAACATAATCTTCAGGCCGTTAACGTTAGCCCTACTCTACTAGAAGTATATTTTAGTAGTGCTTGTAACATGGGATGTTTATATTGTCCCAATGGTCTTAGTAGTACCAACACAGCAGAAAACAACAAATTTAAAGAATTCAAACAAGGAGGAGTACACCTTCCTATTATTAAAAACAAATACAAAGACTATGTTCCTTTATTTTGGGAATGGTTTCCTGATGGATTTCCTAAACTTAAACGATTGGGAATTTTAGGTGGCGAACCATTGATACAACAGGAATTTGATTATTTCTTAGAAATGGTTGACAAATATCCCAATCCTGACTGCCAATTAAATATCGTAACCAATCTTATGGTATCTCCAGAACGATTGGCATCATTTATACCTAAATTTCGTAAACTATTAGTAGATCGAAAGATTGCCAGAATTGACATTAGTGTCAGTATTGATTGTTGGGGACCTCAACAAGAATATGTGAGATACGGAATCGATCTTAAAAGATGGGAGGAAAATTTTCGTTATCTGATGCAGTATAAATGGTTATATCTTATGATCAATCAAACTATTTCAGTATTAACAATTAAGACTATGCCAGAACTTTTAACAAAATTAATAGAATGGCGCAAAGAGCGTAAAATAGGACATTGGTTTTCAGGAGTAGAACCGGGACCAAATTATTTAAAGTCAGGTATATTGCCCGGAGATGAATTTGAAAAAGATATGGATACTATTTTAAGTCTATTGCCCACAGACACAGATGAGGATTCTCTAGCGTATGAATACATGAAAGGCATATTTCAACAAATATGCCAGCCAACTCACAGCCCAACAGATATCCGTGATCTTTTTGTATTTTTAGAAGAAAAAGATCGTCGCCGTGGCACCGACTGGACTGTGCTATTCCCTTGGTTAGTAAAGTATAAAAAATATGTGGTATAGTCGTATAACTGCCGGCCTTGATGCAATACCAGACTTTATTGCTCACTATGAACACGAGCTTGAGTCTGCCAAGAAGGATTGTCGTATTGGGGGCCTGGTGGAGAAAAACATCACAACCTTGCCGGGCATTACTGAACATAGATTTAACCAACTGCAAGAAATTGAAGCTGTGTTAAACTATCTCAACATCCAACTGCGCAAGATTCGACGCAAGCATTTTCAAAAGTATCTGGAAGCCTATGCTCGTGCGCTGACCAGTAGGGATGCTGAAAAATATGTTGATGGTGAAGACGAAGTGATTGACTTTGAAACTATCATCAACGAAGTGGCCTTGTTGCGTAACCGATGGTTGGGCATCATGAAAGGCCTGGATTCCAAGCAGTGGCAAATGGGACATGTAGTTCGTTTGCGCACAGCAGGTATGGAAGATATTCAAGTTTAAGGAAAATATGAGTTATTTGTTTACAAGTGAAAGTGTGAGTGAAGGGCACCCGGACAAAATCGCGGATGCTATTAGCGATGCAGTGCTAGACATTGTGATGGCCAAACAGGATCCCGCTCTACGTTGCGCATGCGAAACGTTGGTTACCACTAATCGTGTGGTAGTAGCAGGAGAATACAAAGGCATTCTACACGACCAAGAAGTTGAATCAGCAGTGCGAAAAGTTATCAAGGATGTGGGTTACGAACAGTCAGGTTTTGATTGGCGCACGGCAGAAATTACCAACTTGTTGCACGGACAAAGTGCAGATATTGCACTGGGCACAGACACGTTTGGTGCAGGCGATCAGGGCTTGATGTTTGGATATGCCTGCAACGAAACTGATAATCACATGCCCAGTGCTATCTACTACAGTCACAAGATTGTGGAGCACTTGGCACAAGTGCGTCGAGCAGGTACATTGACTTGGCTTGGTCCTGATGCCAAAAGTCAAGTAACATTTGAATACAATGACAATGGCACACCCAAGCGCATGGCCAAAGTTGTGTGTTCAACCCAACACAGTGACGACATGCCAATTGATGTTGTCCGTGCCGCAGTAGAAGAAATTATTCGTCAAGTTTTACCAATGGAGTTTGTGGATGAGAAAACTGAGTTTCATATTAACCCCACTGGTCGATTTGTTATTGGTGGTCCCGATGGTGATACTGGGCTCACTGGCCGTAAAATTATTGTTGACACTTATGGCGGGTATAGTCCTCATGGTGGCGGAGCCTTCAGTGGCAAAGATCCTACTAAAGTTGATCGAAGTGCTGCCTACTTGACACGCTGGATTGCCAAGAATATTGTGGCAAGTGGCCGGGCAGACTGGGCAACAGTTCAGATCAGCTACGCTATTGGCCTGGCACAGCCCATGAGTTTTTACATTGAAACAGACCACAAGCCACAAAGTCGTGAATTGACCAAATGGGTACAAGACAACGTTGACCTAACACCTCGAGGCATTATTGAACGTTTTGATCTTTTCCGTCCCATCTACAGTAGTACCACAAACTACGGGCACTTTGGCAAGGATTACTTGCCTTGGGAAAAAATCAACCTGTTCTAATAGTACTGTAAATAGCAGTATGAAGAAAACTGCTCTTGTAACTGGGATGACGGGCCAAGATGGTCCGTATCTCGCAAAATACCTTATTGAAAAAGGCTATCATGTGTATGGCCTAGTCAAACGTTATTCAAACCCCAATCTTGAAAACATTCATTGGTTGGGAATTGAAAACGACATTGAACTTGTGACCGGCGACATCACAGATGAAAACTGTATGAATCACATCATGCAGACCATCAAGCCGCAAGAAGTTTACAATCTTGCCGCACAGAGTTTTGTTGGTATAAGTTGGGACCTAAACAAACTCACAACAGAAGTAAACTGCATGGGGCCACTAAACTTGCTCAATGCCATACGCCAGCACAATCCCAATGCCAAGTTCTATCAAGCCAGCACTAGCGAAATGTTTGGCAATGCTACCGAACCTGGACTTCAGGGTGAAACAACTCCATTCCGTCCACGCAGTCCTTATGGAGTAAGCAAGTTGTACTCACACTGGATGACCATAAACTTCCGGGAAAGTTACAGCTTGTATGCTTGCTCGGGTATTTTGTTCAATCATGAATCTCCCCTGCGTGGTCGTGAGTTTGTTACCCGCAAGGTAACTGACGCTGTGGCACGTATCAAATTGGGACTGGCTGATTCAGTTACCCTGGGCAATTTAGACAGTGCTAGAGATTGGGGCTTTGCTGGAGACTTTGTGGAAGCCATGTGGTTGATGCTACAACAAGACACAGCCCGTGACTATGTGATTGCTACTGGACAACAACACACCATTGGTGATCTGTGTCGTGTGGCATTTGAACATGTGGGCATACAAGATTGGCAATCCTTGGTCAAGAGCGATCCAAGATTCAAGCGCCCGGCAGAACTGCACAGCCTGCGTGGCAACTCAAGTCTAGCAAGAGAAGTATTGGGTTGGAAACCACGCACAGACTTTGCCACCATGATACGTGACATGGTTGACGCTGACGTCAAAAGACTAAGCGTTTAAACGGCACCCCTGATCTAATTTCCTCCACAGTCCACTCAGTGTGTGCTAGTTGTTCTAGCCATGCTGTGCGATCAGGGCGTGGAGGATTTTCTATTTGTGCTAGGTCCCAGTTGGCAATGGTGCTGGCCAAACTGTCTGGCCCAACAAACGCAGGAACACCTGCTATTACAGCTTGTGGCCCTGGTCCTGAGTTCCAATTCAGCACACAGTGAGCACCGCCTAGCACTCGATCAAAATCAAAATCGTCATAGGTGCCAAATGCAATACGGGGTTTGTCAATCAAACACCCCATGGGCATTGGACAAGAGCCGCGTGGATGTGGGCGAATTACAATGGGACGGCTGCTGTGCTGTTTGATTTCTTTTACAACATTGGCCAACCATGCATTTATGCCGGGCAATCCTGCCCATTGCTGACTGTCATGTCGTTGCATAGCTATCACAATGTTTGTGCCCGAACGCCAGGGTTTTAGGCTCAGTCCAAGAGATGCCGCACGATTGGCAATAAGATTGTCAAAATTGTAACTGCTAATTCCAGTACCGTTGACGCCAATCTTCCAGGTTTGTCCTCGTTGTATCATGCCAACTTCGGCAACAATCACAGGCTTGCCTTGACGACGGAATGCTTCGTAAACTTCTTGATTGGGGCGCATCCGCCCGGTCCACAACATGCTCCATATCACAGCCACATCAGCTGAGAGGTCATGATAACTCACCGTGTGTCCTTGGGACACAAGTCCTTGGGCAATGGCTTGAAAAATTGGCACTGAATTCTTAGCACCAAAATTATTAAATAGACTGATTTTCATTTGATTAAATAGTTATATATGTATAAAATAAACTCACTTTGGTATTCTCCTGAACCACCAACTGGATTTTTCAGTGAACGATTGCAGGAAGTGGTAGATGTGCATTATCAAAATCGTTACCGTTGGTATGTGTACAACAATATTCCACGCAAGCGTACCATGATTGATATTGGTGCCAACATTGGCATATTTGCTAGGCCCAGTGCTGAACGTTTTGAACATGTGATATGTTTTGAACCAGTACTTAAAAATTTTGAAGTTTTGCAAAAAAATCTAGAAAATTACAGCAATGTAGAATTGCATAACTTGGGTCTCAGCGATCGAGATCAAACAGCAACATTTGAATTACAAACTCTCAAGTGCGGACACACCAAACAAGTAGCAGAGTTTGTGCCCAATCCAGAGTTTGAAAAGCACACTGGAGAGTTAACTACACTGGATCGATTCAATTTTGAATCAGTTGACTGGATCAAGATTGATGTTGAAGGTTTTGAAAATGCAGTGTTAGACGGAAGTCGTGATACTATACAACGCAATAGACCTTGGTTGTTGATTGAGGACAACGGTCAACGAGATCAACACAGACAGTGGCTCAATGATTTGTGCGGCCCATATGAAGCGGCGCCGGTCAAGAGCAAGAGCAATACAATATGGATACCCAAATGAAATACGCAGTTGTTACAACATTCAATGCCAGCGGCTACGAACGCTATGCCAGTCGCATGATTGACACGTTTTTACAAAACTGGCCCCAAGAAATTGATCTATACGTTTACACTGAAGACTGTGCAATACGTCAAAGCGCACCCAATCTGCATGTTAGAGATCTACATGCTGTGAGTCCTGAAATTGTCACCTTCAAGCAACGCTGGGGCGGTGATCCTAGAGCACGTGGCTTGGTTGCAACAGGTCCTGTAGATCGCAAAGGCAAAGCACCTGGTATAGGGTTTCGTTGGGACGCTATTAGATTCAGTCACAAAGCATATTCGGTGTTTCACAGTGCGGCAAACTGTGACGCTGATGTGTTGTTTTGGATGGACGCAGACATGGTGTGCCACACACCTATTACTGAAGAATTTATTACCAGTCAAATGCCCGCCAAGATAGGCCTAGCATATCTAGGACGCGAACGCAAGTTTAGTGAATGTGGCTTATACGGCATGAACCTACGTGACCCTGTAACACTAACATGGCTCAAAGAGTTTCAGTTGGCCTATGATTCAGGTCGACTGATGACCATGGCTGAGTGGAACGACTGCTGGGTTTTTGATGAGACTCGCAACGAAGTACAAGCGGCCCATCCCAAATGGCGCCAGCTAAACTGGAGTCACGGACTGATCAAAGGAGAAGGACATCCCTTGATCAACACACCCTGGGGTGCATACTTAGATCACCTTAAGGGCAAACGAAAAGAAACTGGGCGTAGTTTAGCCAAGGATCTTATTCAGCCTCGAAGCGAAAGTTATTGGTCTGTTTGATATTCGGCCTTGCTGTGCTTGGCCTTGTAGTGAATAAGGAACTCACCTAGTACTGTGTGCGGCAAAGGTGTTTTGTAAGGCTTGGCAAATCCCTCACACAAATCATACACTGGTGCGCTAGCAAGATTGATTGCGGCACCAAACACATCGTTGTCGTAGAATCTACGCAGGTCAGCATGATCGCGTTCAACATAGCGTCTACGATACTCGTTTCTAAATTCTTCAAACTTTTCATGCTGAGTGTTTACAGCAAACACACCTGTTTCGGGCACAAGCCATGATCCAGGGTTACCTGACTTGTCTTGAGTGTAGGTTACTCCCATGTACATGGCAAGATCTTCAGACCGCATACAGTCCAAGATCAAGTGTGCAGGCACGGACTTCATGGTAACAACGTCAGCATCCAGCCACAAGATCCAATCTGCGGTGCTGTGATACATGGCGTGTATCACACTGAATGCTTTTTTGCTAAACTTTTTGACTTGTACACCATACTCAGTGTCTTGTTGCAATGCATGATACTCTGGATCCACTTGTGAGTTAAAATCAATCTGTTTGATTCTTTCATGTTCGGGCAAGGCAAAGCCTTCCACATAGCATGTCAACTGAAATTGTGAATCCCAGTGTTCTAAAAAACTGCTCACGCAATCCTTGCCTATTAGGTCATGGTAACGTTGGTCAAAGCTGGTAATAATTTCTATCATTTTTCCACAAACTTTCTCATGTGTGCCCAGGCTGTGCCATCTCTGAGTTCATGATGGCTCCAGTGGAACTGACTTAGACGCTGAATCCATGCATCACGATCAGGTGTTATGGGAGTTTCTATTTTGTCCAATCTTGTTTCGGCAATTTCTCGTACTTGACTGCGTTCAGGATCAGTAACAAAAACAGGAATACCTTCTATGGCCGCACCCACTGTGGGACTGGAGTTATGATTGACCACTGCCCAACAATTTTTCAAATCGTGTTCCAATGATGTGTTGGGTGCGCTGAGTTCTACATTGAGTAGTCTGCGGCCAATGCACAGCTTCATTAATCTATCGCAGTACTTCTTGGCTCGTTTGTCACCAGGATGCGCACGTATGCGTATGGGACGTTTGGTGTATCTGCGCAAATGCATTATGTTTTTCACGGCCCAGTCCAGCACTTCAAAGCCGCCCATGCTCCAGCCACCGTCACGTTGCAAACACAACAGGATATGGTTGCCTTGTGTACGCCATGGTTTGAGATTTATGTTGAGATTTTGTTGTACTGCCAACCAACGAGCAGGATCGGGTGCAGTATCACAATACGTGCCGGTGTTGGGAAACACACCATCAAAACTGTAACGCAACCAGTAACCAGGATTGGCAGTGTTTTTGTAAAGGAAAAGATTACTGTCAGCAATCACAGTACGACCATTGTAGTTTCGCTGTTCATCTAGTATCTGCTGACGCAGTTGTAGGTGTGGGGCAGTTTTTCCATGCTCGTGTACCCAACCCAGTATCACGGCCACATCACTGGGCTGATAGTTAAAGTCGTCAACCATGACTCCTTCGTCACCGCAGGCCTGTACACCTTGAATAAAAAACTTCAATGTATTGAGTTTGTCTGTGGCAGCCTTTAGACTTTCCTCAGAAGTGTATTGTTCTTTTCTTGGCAACGTAGCCAAATAGCTTACAACTTTCATAGTTCTTGCATCATTCTAAAAGCAGTTCCATCGCGTAGTTCACGCACATGATATTGACCATAGGCCATGCTATGGCACCATGCATCTAATTTGTCTTGATCTGCCCAGTAAGGATTTTCAATTTGACTCAAATACATGCTAGACACAGGTTGTGCCACATGACTGGGAGCCAGTACAAAAGCTGGTACGCCTGAAAAAATAGATTCCACTGCCGCAACACTGTTAAAGGTCACAAGAGCATGAACATCTTGCGCCAACACTTGATGCAACGGCGCTGTTACCACACGGTCAATTCGTTTTGGTGCTCGTTCTCGTACCACAATTGGACGGTCAGTGTATTTTTTAATCTCTTCAACAGTTTGTTCTACCCACTTTGCTTGATCAACCCCATAATACCTGCAGGGTTTTTCGTCTGGTGCAGCCACAACAATTTTTCTGCCAAACTTTCTTGGTTGCAGTTTGATGTCAAGTGCTTTCCAACGATCACCGGGGCGCGGACGTATTTCAGTCTGTTGCAAATCGTTTTTAACAATGCGATGATACAGTTTGTTGCCCATGCGATTGTGTCTGCTGATGTTGTTGCCCACGTAGCCAGAATCCACGTAGTAAAAATCTTTGTTATCGGCCAGACACTTCTGCATGATTTTGTATTTCAAAATACCACGCAATACAGGAGTCATACCATCTTGCAATACATCGTACTTGTAGTCAAAAAAGTCTGTGTCTGTGGGTTCTTGTCCCGCGCTCTTGGCCAACATGTTGATGTACTCATCTTGGTTGCCTTTGCTAAGGAAAATAAAATTGGTCATATGATATCTCTTTGTTGGCAGTACTCTGTTAGTATGCGTTCTCTGTGCCACTCGTTACCCTGTGGTGTATCAGCAAACTCGTGAAAGCATGGAGTGCCCAAGGTATAATGCAAGAGCTTGGCGTCGGGGTTTGGCCCGTATTCATCAGGCAACCAATTCCATTCCTTTGGTAGTTCACCAACACGCTCATCATCTATCCACGAGAAGCGGTGGAGCTCACTGCCTGTGGATTTTTGAATGAACTCAGGAGTAAGTCGCCGGTTAGGAAAGCTATTACAATTCCACAGAATAACACTACTCCAATTTTTTCGAGGATAGTCTTCATTTTTTGCTCCTAGGTATTTTACAGGCATGCGAGTCTTGTAGTCATGCTTGACTACTTGTACATCCATGTAAGGATTTCGTAACTCCCAAAGTTCAGCAATGTCTCCTCGCACAATCATGTCGCCATCAATAAAAATAGCCGATCCTGAGAATCCCATGAGATATGGTACCAAGAAACGTGTGTAGATAAAGTGGTTACTGCCATCGGTGTGTGTTTCGTCGTAGTCTCGAAACAAGTTAAGTGCTACAGGCACAATGCTCACAGGACGGCTTGCATTTCTAATAATGCTGTTGACACAGGTATGATATGCTATGGCTTCACGTGGATCATAGCCAACGAAGATTGGTATGATATCTTTCATCTACGCTCGATATCTTCCTCAACACAGTTTTCACCGTACTGAATCTCAATTAGTTTTAGCGGTTCATCAGTTTCATTACATAGCTGATGCCACTCGTTTAATTTAATCCAAGTTGATTGGTGCTTGGCAGGACTGGCCATTAAGTCACGGTCTGTGCTGTGAGGATCCACTGTATAAACTGTTGCTTCTCCTTCAGCCACAAACCAAAACTCTGCTCGCCTGTCATGACGTTGCATACTAAGACAAGTTTTGGGGTTAACAGTAAGTTCTTTTAGTTTGGTATTGGCACCAACTTCGTGTAACACACGATAGTATCCCCAGGCTCGGTGTGTCTTGGGCTTTTTCCAATCTTCCAGGATCCACGAACTTGAATTTGCTTTGTTAAATCCACCTACTCCAAACACAAAGTGGAGATTGTTGTCTTCAACATCCATTTCAGGAATATTAGAGTCAGTGCGATCTCCACCGTTGGCAAAAATAATTTCTGCCATGGGATACAGCGCACGTACACAAAGGATAGCATCCTTGCTAGAGTTGTCGTCATCGTTGTAAGTCACAACTGTGTCAACGTCTTTGAGATTGGAAACCACTGCTTTTCGTTCTTGCAGTGGCATGAATGGTCTGCCCTTTTTGCGGGTCAACCATGCGTCTGAATTCAAACCTACAATAAGTTTGTCACCAAGTTTTTTGGCCTCTGCAAAATAGGCAAGGTGTCCCGAATGTAGCGGATCAAAGCCGCCGGTTACAAGTACGATTTTCATGCAGATATTTATAGGCTAAGATTATGAGTAAATACAAAATGAACCACTTTTATCAAGACGTTGAAGGATTTATGAGTCATAAAAACACAGTGATGTTAGACATTGTGTTGGACTCATTTCCAGCAGGAGGCCGTTGGGTTGAGCTGGGCGCTTGGACTGGAAAAAGCACAGCCTATTGTGTGGTTGAATTGTTGCAGAGAGAAAAGTTTGGTGAGTTTTACTGCGTGGACACCTGGGATGGCGGTATAGAACTAGTTGAACAAGACATAATAAAATCTCAAACCTTAGAACAGGTGTTTGAACGCAATGTGGCACCTGTATTGGATCTTATTGTACCCATCAAAAGCCTAAGCTGGGACGCAGCCGACTGGTTTGATGAAGGTGATGTGGACTTCTGTTATGTGGATGCAGGTCATACCTATGATTGTGTGATAAGAGACTTGCATGCTTGGTGGCCCAAAATACGCCCAGGCGGTCAATTTGGTGGTGATGACTACACCAAAGGCCATCCCGGAGTGCAACAAGCTGTGTGGGATTTTTTTGGAGATCTCAATCTCAAGGTGCGCAGAGCTGGCAGATGCTGGCTGGTAGACAAACCGGATTTTGAGGACAGCAGTATCTAGTAACGTAAATATCTTCATGACATGGCTTAAACATTATCGCGAGCAATACTTTGATCGCTTGAACTCAAACACCAGTGGCGCCAAGCGCGGCCTACATGAAGGCTTGTATTGCCGTGCAGACGGCTTTAACTTGATATTTGCCTACTTGGAGAGTCTCCAGCAGACTGAATATCATATTGTGGAAACTGGTACTCTGCGTAATCCAGGCAATTGGAAAGACGGGCAAAGTGCCCAATTGTTTGTGGAGTTTGTGGAGCACCACAGCGGCACAGTAAGATCAGTAGACATTGATCCTGCGGCTGTAAACATTGCACAGTCAGTGTTGCCCAATCCTTGTTTTCGCGCCAGTTGCAGTGACAGCGTGGCTTGGCTGTCACATCAACCTGATCTTGGTCAAGTAGATTTGTTTTATCTAGACAGCTGGGACGTTAAATGGAAAAACGATCATGACAGCGCCGAGCATCATTTGAAAGAATTTCAAGCTATTGAACCACACATCAAACCTGGAGCCATTGTGACCATAGATGACAATGCTAGATTTTTAGAAGACAATCGTAGAACAGGCAAAGGTCGACGCATTGTTGAGTATCTTGCACAGCAAGGCAAGCAACCAATTTACGACGCTTACCAAATAATTTTTAAATTTTAACATGATAGTAGACACCACACTTTTCAACAACGAGTTCGATATGCTAGACATACGTTTGGAACTTACCAAACACTATGTGGACCGTTGGGTCATTTGTGAAGGTAACCGCACCATGAGCGGCAGGCCCAAACCATTCTATCTGTCAGACAACATGGATCGCTACAGCCACTGGGGAGATCGACTGCATGTAGTACGTCTTGATATACCCGAAACTTGGACCAACTGGGACATTGAAAACGGACAGCGTTCGGCACTGTTAGAAGGCTATGCAGATTGCAGTGATGAAGACATTGTGATGCACAGTGACTTGGATGAAATTATTAATCCTGAACTGTGGCCTGAAATATTGCAACTGGTCAACACTGCAAACCAGCCCGTGACTTGCACCTTGGACATGTATATCTATCGCTGGGATCAACAAGTAGATCGCAAGTGGACTGGAAATGCTGTGGCCAAAAAACACATGTTTGCAGATCCGTGCAAACTGTACAAGGGGTTGCAGAGTGGAGTGGGACATGCTCAAAAGAAAAAAGACCGTAGCCACTGTGTGCAATTTCCCAAAACTGCTGGCTGGCACTGGGGCTGGATTGGTAATGATGACATTATCAAAAGCAAGGCTTGGAGTTGCATTGAAACACAACATCGAGATGCAGACGAAATGTTAGAAACATTCAAACGACTTGACGGCACTGCAATCAATCACAAAACTGCTACCAATCAAGTTGATCCACAGTATCCTGCACCGGTTGATGCTGTGTTACGTCGGTATCCTTACTGGTCATGAGCAAAACGTTCCCACGTACTGACCAAATTGTAGACTGTGCTTGTGTGATTCACGGCACAGGATACGAGTGGCTCTATGTTGAACGTTTGTACAACATGTTGGTCAAAAACATACCACAAGGTATACGTCTTCATGTTTACACTGAACACCATCGCAGTGTGCCACCATACATGATCAAACATTGCCTGGATGAATGGCCTGGTATTGGTGGCGCCAAACGCAGTTGGTGGTACAAGATGCAGTTGTTTAATCGCGAGCACTTTGATGGCCCTTTACTGTATCTTGATCTTGATGTTGTTGTTGTACGAGACCTTGGTTGGATAACACAGTGTCACACTGACTACTTTTGGGCCTTGCGTGACTTTAGATATTTGCAACGCAAAAATATCAGCAACATCAATTCCAGCATGATGTACATGGACACAGACAAATTTGGTTGGATCTGGGACGACTTTGCCAAGCTCAACATTGACGAAGTTGTCAAACGTTGGCCCGGGGATCAAGATTACTTGGGTCATGTACTAAATGTCAATCAACGCAGACTGTTTGAAGATCAGTTGTTTGAAAGTTATCGCTGGCAAGTATTGGATGGCGGATACGACTTCCAACGCCGCAGTCATCGTCAGCCCGGCGCTGGCGCTCGTATAGCCGGAAACACTGCTGTGGTAGTGTTCCACGGCCAGCCCAAACCACATCAGTTGCCCCCGGGAGAATTACGCACAATCTGGGGTGGTTGACCAAAAAATCCCAATTTGCTATAATAGTGGCTTAAACAGCAAGGAGCCCAGATGGGATATCGTGTTTTGGATACTGTAGACCACATGCGTCAAAAATACGGTGCCCGCCCGGGGCTTGAAGGCCCGTTCAACTTCTCGGGTAGAGTGTTGTATTATTGCAACAAAGAAGGTGCCTACTACGATCCCACCACAGATTTCTACGTTTCCCGCGAAGAAATGGACACAATCAACTCACATTTCTACGAAATTCTCAAAAAGTAATACTTTTTAGTACTACTCTTTGGTTGACCAAATATTCCCAATTTGCTATAATAGTGGCATAGTAAGTAACAAGGAGCCAAAAATGAACTTTGAACAAGCAATGCAAGTGGTCCAGCAATACCAAAAAGACTGGCGCTTGCCCGGACTGCTGGAAACTCTAATGCAGATGAACAGCGACGAAGATGAATTGACGTACATTCAGCGTCGTGCAAGCCGTGTAGTTTTTAACGAGATGGGCAAGTTGTTTGCCCCAGCCTAAGCGGTTGACCAATAAATCAATTCCAGCTATAATACAATTTTAACGCACAAAAAGGAGCCAACTATGAGTGCAATTCGAGTTATTAACGGTGTTTATCGCAACAAGCCCGTGAACAATGTTACCTTTAATCTAGTTAAGGGTTTCCAAACTGGTAGCAAAGGCGGCTTTGTTACTGTACAATCAGATGGCTATTTTGGCCCTGAGTTTGATGTCGTGCGTATCCGTGTTGACGGCATACGTGATCTTGAATATGTTAATGGAGTAGACCCTGTGCAAGATAATACTGTACATTTTGAAAAGACAGTTTCGGTTGTTGAAAGTGACGAACAGGCCATGGATCGTATCCGTGAGCGTTTTGACATTCTGCATGAGATGACAAAGGCCACTGTAACCGGTGACATCCGTGCTATGATTGTGAGCGGCCCCCCAGGCGTGGGCAAGAGCTACGGCGTTGAGACAGAAATTGATAAGGCTTGTTTGTTTGACAAGCTGGCCGGCAAGCGACTACGTGCCGAGGTTGTTAAAGGTAGTGCTACCCCGATTGGCCTGTACCAAACACTCTACAAGTATTCTGACTCAAATTGTGTAATTGTGTTTGACGACTGTGACTCAATCCTGCTGGATGACGTTGCTCTTAACTTGCTCAAGGGTGCCCTGGACTCCGGCAAAAAACGTGTTATCTCCTGGTTGTCAGAGTCTAGTGCTCTGCGCCGTGAAGGCATCCCAGACCGTTTTGAGTTCAAAGGTAGTGTAATTTTTATTACCAACCTTAAGTTTGACAAGATGAAGTCGCAAAAATTGCGGGATCACTTGGACGCACTGCAAAGCCGGTGCCACTACTTGGACTTGACCTTGGACACCATGCGTGACAAATTGTTGCGTATCAAACAGATTGCCAAAGACGGTGTGCTGTTTGCAGACTACGACTTTGAAGAAGCTGTTCAAGACGACATCATTACGTTTATGGACGACAACAAGAATCGTTTGCGTGAGGTATCCTTGCGTATGGCGCTGAAGATTGCAGACTTGCGCAAGCTGTCAGTATTGAACTGGAAGCGTCTGGCTGAAACTACTTGCATGAAGGTAGCCTAACATGCCCTGGATAGGTGTTCTAATGTTGGTAATGTTAGGACACCCAATCTGGGCACTACTTTATGCTTTTATAATTTTAATATTTGGAGATTGATATGGCAGGAAAAGCAAAATCCATTTACCTAACGGTAACTCTCAAGGGCCAGTTTACGTCAGTGTTCCGCAAAATGTTTTTTGATGCCAAAGCATACAATGAGTATGTCAAATCAGAAGAGTTTAAAACACAATGGCCTGCGGATCAATACAACTATGTAAAGGAAACTTATTAATGTTTGAAATTTGGGATGGTGATTTGTACTTGTATTCTGTAGAAACAAAATACGAAGCAGATGAGCAACAAGAAGCAGGCTTTACTGTAAAGAGTTTGGAATATTATGGCGCTTGACTTTTAAAAGTTTCCCTGGGCATACAAACGGTTGGCTCCGGCCCAGGTTTTATAACAGGTACCCTTAAAAAAGGTACCTGTTTTTTTGACTTTTGTTTACAGTGAGTATATACTGTTACAATGCTTTTGATTACTCTAGGCCAACAAGACCCACTGACATTGAATTTTCGTGTTCGTAAAACACCTGTGGCAGACTTGTGGGCTCAACGTATGCACGAGCGTCAGGCTTGGCCCTTGGACCATCCCAATAGATTTTACGGATTTGGCACTCCACTACAAGAGCGTGAACGTGCTGTGGCCGACATTCAACGTTGCATTGCCACAATCAATCTTTGGGATCCAATCATACACAGGCCATTTGAGTACACACAGGATTGTCTCAATTACTTGCACAACATCTTTGAACGCTACCACGGGCTACTGGATCAGCAAGATTCAGACTACTGGCTTCGTGCGCCCGAGTCAGTTCGTCAAGCCTTGGCTGAATTAAACTTGGCAGTACATAGATGTGAAAGTGTTGCCGCAGGTACTCAACCAAGATTTGTTTGCACTTGGTTTGGCATGCCCAAGATACATCAACTTGCACCTGAATTACAAAGTGCATACGGCGACTGGAACATAAAGTTTGGCACCGTGTATCTAAATTACTGTGAAATTGGCAAAACTGTAGAAGACCTTGCTCATGACAACGATAAGTACATTGCTGATGATGCATTTTGCCCGTTCAGTCACTACAGTGCAGACTTCAACGTGCAGTTTCATGATAGAAATCTGAGCAAAATATATGGGTCAGTACAACACTACATTGACCAACATCAAGACTTTTTTGTTGCACAAAACATCACAAGTGTGTATAATATAAAAGCACAACCCTTGCGATTTCCTGTTGCAGATTTAGAGTACACAGGCAGTCGAGAAGAATTACTATTTCAAATTGCCCGACGTCAATGGGTACAGCAAGTAACCTTAGAATGAAACAAGCCACAATCGTTATACGTGATGAAGTAAACATCAAAATAGAAGGTCTGGACCTTGACATGCGCAAGCGCCTGGTCACAGCATTCAAGTATGACGTTCCCTACGCCAGATACTTGCCAGCAGTGAGATTAGGACGCTGGGACGGCAAAGTCAGTTACTTCCAACTAGGCGGATCAACATATACCAATCTACTGCCCGAGATCTTGCCCTTATTAGAAAAGTACAACTGGGACATTGAACTAGATGATCAGCGCGACTACTCAACTACATTTGAGTTTGATCAAGTTACAGAACAAACGTTTGCACACAAAACCTGGCCCAAAGGACATCCTGCAGAAGGTAAGCCTATCCTGTTGCGTGACTACCAAGTGGAGATTGTGAACAACTTTTTGACCAACCCACAATGCATACAAGAAGTGGCCACAGGCGCAGGCAAAACAATTATGACAGCTACTCTAAGTGCGGCAGTGGAGCCACATGGACGAAGTATTGTGATTGTGCCCAACAAAAGTCTTGTGACACAAACAGAAAAAGACTATCGCAATGTGGGACTAGATGTGGGCGTTTATTTTGGTGACAGAAAAGAACATGGTCACAAGCACACTATCTGTACCTGGCAGAGCCTGAACGTATTACTAAAGAATACCAAAGCAGGTGTAGGCAATGTGACCATACAAGACTTTATTGAGGATGTGGTATGTGTAATGGTGGATGAAGTACACATGGCCAAAGCTGATGCACTCAAGACCCTGCTTACTGGCGTAATGGCTAGAGTGCCAATTCGCTGGGGATTGACTGGAACTATACCCAAGGAAAAGTTTGAAAGCCAATCCTTGTTGGTGAGCCTGGGACCTGTAATTGGCAAATTAACTGCTAACGAGCTACAACAACAAGGTGTGTTGGCACAGTGTCATGTGAACATTGTGCAGTTACAGGATCATGTGGAGTACTCCAACTATCAAAGTGAGCTTAAATATTTGTTGGAAGAGTCGGGCAGACTAGATGCCATGGCAGAACTCATACGACACGTAAACGAAACAGGCAACACTCTAGTGTTGGTAGATCGCACTGAATGCGGCCGCCAACTGGTATCTCGACTGGGAGATCGTGCTGTGTTTGTTTCGGGTGCAACCAAAGCAAAAGATAGACAAGATGAATATGATGAAGTTGCAGACAGCACTGATAAGATTATTGTGGCTACCTATGGTGTTGCCGCTGTGGGCATTAATATCCCTAGGATTTTTAATTTGGTTCTTGTGGAACCCGGGAAAAGTTTTGTCCGCGTTATCCAAAGCATTGGACGCGGCATAAGAAAAGCAGAAGACAAAGATCATGTTCAAATCTGGGACATCACCTCAACCTGCAAGTTTGCCAAGCGCCACTTGACCAAGCGCAAACAGTTCTATCGAGAAGCCAACTATCCTTTCTCTGCAGAGAAACTAGAGTGGATGAAAATCAAATGAAAAAGCGATTGTTCACTTGCGGCGACAGTTACATGACCTTGGACCATCCGCAAAAAGAAGTCACTAGTTTTTTGCAGATGTTTGCTGAGTATAAAGGCTTTGATCACGTCAGTCTTGGTCGTGCAGGCGCAACTATATTTCTAATACGTTTGCAAATTGATTATGCCATTGCCAACGGAGCAGACTATGTGATAGTGGGTTGCACCAGCAGTGATCGAATGGACATTCCTGTGCGCCAAGACGGTGATATTATCAATTACTTGACCATGGAAAACATCTTGCTCAAAGGATACAAAAGTCAAGTTGAAGCCACAGTACGTCAGCACAGGACCATGGTAATCAGTGATACCATTGTGAATTTGTTGCACAGCAATCACGAACGCATGGTCACTGACGAACAAAAAACAGCAATCAAAAATTACGTTGCTGACTTGCACAATTCAGGACTCAAGCGCCAAGAAAATTTCTATGTACTCAGTGACGGGTTGCGCAAACTACAACAAGCTCGTATTCCCTTTGTGTACATTCCACATGGTATGGCCTACATGGACTGGAGTTGGGTAGACTGTGTGTGGCCCAAAGATCAACTGCCTTGCTTGATGCCCAAGGGCCCGTATGATTATGAAAAGTCAGTTACGCACAACGATCAAGAATGCCATGACAACTTTCTTGAAATACTAAAATCAATGACCATGGGCTGGCGATAATGGGAACGGTATATCAACACATTGGCAAACACTTGCCTGATACTGTGCATGGTGTGTTTGTGGAAATAGGATCAGACCGAGGCGAAGGATCTAGCCAGTATCTAGACCGTTTGGCCAGCACACACAACACCAAACTCATCACAGTAGACATACTAAGCAAGGCCAAAAGTTGGCTAGAATCAACTTGTACCAATACCCAATTTGTTGTGGCTGACGGAGCTGCCTGGGCCCGTGAATTTGCAACCAGCTACACTGATGTTGCTGTTTTGTACCTAGACAACTTTGATTACATCTGGGATATCAACAATACGTCGCCAGCAATTGAAGTTCAAATGCGGCAGTATGCTTCCAATGGCACGCCAATGACCAATCAGGCCTGTCAAATTGCACACATGAGTCAGTTGTTGGCCTTGTACAATGTGTTGGCTCCCAGAGCAGTGGTGGCGCTAGATGATACCTATTGTTACAACGACTGTTGGATTGGTAAGTCTGGACCAGTAGTGGTTTATTTGTTAGCCCGGGGCTGGCAAATAGTTTATCAAACCATAGACAATGGTGTCATCTTGACACGCCCCGAAAAATAATGTATACTAACAACATGAGAATATTAACACTTGATAACAGCTACTACGACCTAGATCATCTTCCCGAAGAAGTTGATGACATGCGCTTTGCTATACTTGATAACTCGAATCCAGCAGACCCTGACTATCACTTTATACCACTGATTTTTCTAGAAAGTTTTAATGCACCTGCACTGGTATTACGCATTGGATCTGCTACAATTAAAATGCCCATGGACTGGCAAATTCTAATAGGTGAGCCTGACATTGGTGACCTAGAAGTGTTGCCCTTGACATCAATTAATGATCGTGGGTTTAAAGTATTTCAATTCAACCCACTCAGCAGTTACAGACCCAGCTTTCCTGACATTGAAATACTAGATGTGTATCATGAAGTATCATGGTATGCACCCAAACTCAAGAATGGGCAGATGCTGGCCGTGCCCTTAAACGACGACGCTGAACCCGACTGTGTGTACTTTGTCAAGGACATCAGTCGCAACTGCGAAATTGTAGATTACAACAAGTCTTGGTAATGGGTACATTAAAGCCTGGCGCAACATACGTCTATGAACGATCAGAAGGTATTATCTATGCTCGTGAGTCGGGCGCTGATCCCAGTACACGTCAGGTAGTAGGATATGAATCAGGCACAGATTATGATCCAGTATCTGGGCACAAAATAGACTATGATAAGAGAACCGCAGACGGCAGACCTTTACACGATCACATAATGGAAGACAAGATGTGGGGAGAAATTCGGCGCACCGCTCGAACCAATCCCACTTTACAAGATGCGCTGGCCCGTGTTATAATGATCTATAAACTAACCAAAACCAATGAGTGATAAACTAAACATTGCCAATGAAATGCGACAGCTGGATCGCAAAAATAAAAACTTCTACAACGAGCTCACTGAAGAAGAGCGCAAGAAGTTTAGCCTGTTCTTGATGTTGCGTTGGAGCTCGGCTGTGGAAGGCGCTCAAGAACTACAAGAATATTATGTGCAAAGTTGCAACCACTATCTCAACAAACACTTCTTTGATATTGGTCGTCATCCCAAACTGCAATGGCTGTGTGCTACAGCAGTGAGTCCAGGCTTGGGAACCCCGCGACATCTGTGGATTGCTCCCAAGAAAAAAGAAGCAGGCCTAAGTGCAAAACGCAAAGCCTTGATAGCCATTTATCCCACCTACAAGGATGATGAAATAGATGTGTTGGCTGCAATAACCACACAGAAAGAAATTGACGCTTATCACAAAGCTGCCGGCAAAGAAAAATGATACAACAATTGGTTGTAAACGGATGCAGTTACACACATTCCTACGCATTGGGCAACGGCCATCAAGATCTAGCACAGCGTCTAGGTATAGCTAACGCCCACAGTATTGCTGTTAGTGGCAGCGCCAACAGCAGAATACTTCGTACCACTCTTAAACACAGTTACACAGCACCACCGACCTTGTATGTGTTGGGTATGACCTTTCTCAGCAGACTAGAAATACCCATCTGTGAATCTGAAAATGATTTTGAAGGACGATGGGTAAATCCGCAAAACCAAGAGTTTGCTTACAGATGGCAAACAGGCTGGAACCAAAAAGAGTCTGAACAGTTTGTGGAAACCAAACTCAAAACTGAAGTATACAGCATTTTGGATCGTACTGAAGATCTCATGTACCGTATGCTCAGCACAATTGACAGTTTGAAATCTAGAGGGCATCGAGTGTTGATGTTTCAGCAGGCCGATGATTTGTATCAGGAATATCTTGAAGATTCTAGATTGAGTTTGTTTTGTTGCCCAGAAATTGTTGATGGATATCAGTGGCGAGCAACAGCCTGGCAAGCCGCACAAGGTGTGGAGCCTAAAAAGTATCCACCAGGTGCACCGCATGTTCCTCCAGATATGACACATCCGGCAATAGGTCATCATGCAAAACTCAATGAGTTCTTGACAAATTACATACAAGAGCATAAAATACTACAATGATCCAATGCCAGTACTGTAAAAAACAGTTTGCTAGAGAAACTAGCATAGCTGTTCACATGTGTGAGCCCAAGCGCAGGAGATTCGAACAAGACGAACGTGGTGTACAGTTGGGGTACAGAGCTTACATTAAGTTTTATGAACAAGCACAGGGATCAGCCAAGTTAAAAACCTTTGATGATTTTGCGGACTCAGCATACTATCGAGCATTTGTAAAGTTTGGTCGTTACTGTGTAAACACAAAAGTAATTGCACCTGAGCGTTATCTGCTGTGGTTGCTAAAACAACAAAAGAAAATTGACAATTGGTCCAGCGACCAGCTCTACACTGAATACTTGATTGGGTATTTGCGTGTGGAAAACGTTTCAGATGCTCTAGCAAGAGCAGTGGAGTTTGGCATGGACTGGGCAGACAAAAACTCTGCTCAACCACAGGACTGTTTGCGTTATGGCAGTAGTGTGGCCATGTGCTATGCTGTCACAACTGGTCGTATCAGTCCTTGGATTATCTACAACTGTGAATCAGGACAACAGTTTCTAGCCGGTCTTGCATCAGATCAAATTGGTATGATATGGTCCTACATTGACAGTGACGAGTGGCAAAAGAAATTTAACAACTATCCAGCAGACCAAGAGTATGCACGGGATATCTTAACAAAGGCAGGATGGTGACATGATTAAAAATATTACACCGGGGCCGGGCATCTATATTGCGGCCAACAATTACAGCACACCTTATGTTGACAT